TTAAATAGAAATCAAGATTCTATTCAAAAGTTTTTAGATGCTCAAGCCGAAGAAGCGCAAGCTAAAGAGCCTGTTCCAGAAACAATGGCTTCCGAGGCATTCGCAAGAAATAAAAAATACGGCGCTGTTGTTATGACAGAAACTGCTTCGATGATATCCGACGAAAGTAGAAAAGCCAGGGTTCAAAAAGGCAAGTCGCCAGCTAGTTCACGATACAAAAGCTCTATTCATATAATAAAACCAAAATGATTTGTGACAAAATAGACTCTCTAGTAAAAGAAAAAATTAAAAACCTTGAAATATTATGGTGTGCCACTCTAAACGATGGAACCACTGTTTATTCTGATTATGACAGGCCCGCCATGAAACATCCTTGGGAAAGACTAAAAGAACACTGTGCCAACAACAATCTTTATGTATGCAAGATTGAGGTTATAATGTTCGGTGCTGAAAGACAGGTTGTATTTCAGGACGATAACGGCCTAGACGGGTTTTTCATAGTTAGAGGCGTTAGCAGAGAATTGAATGTCGGAACCGATGAGCTAGGGCCATCTTTCAAGCAACTAGCCGTTGGACTTCTTAGAGATTCCGAAGATATTATTGATGTTAGAAAGTATTGCTGGCCACAAAATGAATTTGAACAATTCGAGCAGACCAGAGTATTGACCGAAGACAACGCTAAATTAATGCTATTTAAAAATGACTCAACAAAGAAAAGTAGGCAAAGCGTACAAATCGCCCTCAACGGGGCAGGCGTGTGATGCGGCTCAATATATAGCCGAGCTTATGCTAACCAGAAGAAGCGAAACAAATAATTCTGGTAGACTTGGATACAAGTTTTGGAACAACGCCCACAAAGATTCTTATCAAGGGCAAGTGGTGGCAGTCAGAAGATTGATAAAAACATTTGGCGAAAAACTAGTTGTGTCTTTCGTCAATTCTGACGGTGGTAAAAAAATCTATTCTGTTGGGTTTTTCAAACCCTTAGATTTTGTTGTTGCTGCAATAGAGCGATACAAACCAATCTTTGATAAAGCTCAAGAAAAACTAGCGGCAAACATTGAGCATTCTCAGCCAACCACAGACACTATAGTTAGCACAAGCTCTCAAAAGCCGTTTGCCAAGAAGAATAGTCTATTTTCTAAAATAAAAACATTGGAGCAAAAGAATGACGAAGAAAACAAAGATAAGTAAAACAGAAGTTTGCGGTGAGTCAAAACTACTTGACGATATTGCAAAAAAGTATGGTAATGTAATCAAAAAAGGTGATATCCTACTGGATCAAAGAAAAGATTACAAAATCCTAAAAGTAAGTCCTATTATAGACGTTTCTCTTGGCGGCGGAATAAAAGAGGGGTCTTGGGTTATGCTTTCTGGTGCGGCAAAGTCAGGCAAAACAACACTAGCGATGCAGATAGCTAAAAACGGCCAAGACGAAGGCCGCCCAATTATTTATATCAACTCCGAAGGTCGATTAAAAGAAATGAACTTCGAGGTAGAAGGGCTAGATCCAACAAAAATGCAAATTGTAACTAGCGATGGCCCACCTCTTAGCGCTGAGGTATTTTTAGATGTTACTCAAAAACTACTTTCGGCCAAAGAAAACGAAGGGGCTATTTGCATAATCGACTCTATATCTTCGTTGATTCCAGCTAGAGATTTAGAATCTGAAATCAGCGGTGAACGCCGCCCAGGTCTTCCAAAAATTCTTGGAGATTTTGTGAAGAGGCTCGGTCAGATAGTGCCAAATCAAAAAAGTATAGTTATCATGATAACTCACTTGATTACAAACACAAGCGGTTATGGCAAAGCTTTTATGGCCGATGGTGGTGTAAAGATTGGTTATCAGGCTGATACTCGTATGGAAGTCAAATCAATCACACCATGGATTCAAGACGATCAGCAAGTAGGACAAGCGGTAAACTGGAAGGTGTTGTGTTCTTCTATAGGCCCTCCTGGCGCAGAATGCCAAAGCTGGATTCGCTATGGAAACGGCATTGATAAAATCCAGGAAGTTGTTATGATGGGGCAAGAAGCCGGACTAATAACTCAGGCTGGAGCTTGGTTTACTTGCAATTTTTTACTTTTAAGGCCAGATATTATAGTAAAGCTAAACGATTCAGTGTCTCTTAATGAGGATGGTCTGTACAAATCCGAAGAAGACACCGCATTGGCTTTAAAGACTTGTAAATTCCAGGGCGGCGAAGCTCTGTATAACTTTGTCAAGTCTAACCAAGATGTTTATGAAGCTTTGATACAAGAAATAGAAACGATGCTATGCTAATAACTGGATTCAATGGAAAGCAGCACAATTGGAAACCCAGGGGGGCAGATTTTTCTGATTCAAGCAGGTCTAATCTGCACCTGAAAATCAGAGATTTGCTACGAGAGATATATCCGTTTGATGTTATAATGGAAGAAGTCACGCTGCCTGGAAGCAATAGGTTTGCCAACAAAAAAGAGTTGACTGCCGACTTTTTTCTTCCTAATAGATCAATGATAATTGAGGCTCATGGCGAGCAACACTATCTTTACAATTCGTTCTTTTTTAAGAATAAATTTGAGTTTGCAAAAGCACAAAGAAGGGATTTAGATAAAAAAGCTTGGTGCGAGTCTAATAACATACAAATAATAGAGTTGAAATACTCTGATCCTATAGACTTTTGGAGACAGCAAATTGTATCAAGACGACAAGAGGGATGACGTTATTGAGGGATTTTTTGCAAAAATAGATGGCTGGATAAATGATAATAAGCTCAATATAAAAAGAGTTGATACGGACGAGTGCGAAGCCGCTATGAATCTTTCGTTTGACCAGTTGGAAGAAATGAGTCCTGCTGATCTTTTGAAAAATGGTTATATTCTTTACGGGTACGCTGATTATATTTCGTCTGCTCACAATTCAGAAAAAATGATTTATGAATATGCAGACAACAGTATAAACTATATCTTGGCCCAACAGTTCAATAACTATGGCGACCAGTATACAAAGTGGGATATCAAATATAACTCTGCGGTTAAAGAAAATCCAATGGCTAAAAAGTTGAACACTCTAAAAAACAACGCAAAGGCTAGGCTTACATTATTGGAATATCGAGCCGAGCATATAAAAAAGATGGGAGATATAATGATAGAATTATCGAGGAAAAAGAAAAATGAATACTATTGATATCGCTAAAGACCTACTAAAAAAAGGTATAGCATTAAAAGATAAAGATTTGATTGACATGGCAAATCAATTGATAGAAAATCCATTAGACAATATTGTGGATGTTTCAATCGCTTCAAGGAGGTCAAAAGTTGAACTTGATACCCCGCCAGCGAAACCGAAAAGACAAACCAAAAAATCGGTAGCTGTAAAGCAAGAGTCGGCCCCAGAACAAGAAAAGCCAAAAACTGCCAGGGCTTCGCAAATTGATCAATTCAAAATGCAAAAAGAAAAAAACGTCCGAAAAAAAAGACAGCCGGTAACAGATTCTAAATGGTCTAATAGGTTTGTAGACGATGGAATCGAGGCTAAAGACGAAGACAACATAACTCCGGTGATAGAGTTAGCTAAAAGAGACAGAGAAAAGTTCAAAAAGGTAAGCCAACTTTGTGAGAACTGCAAGCAGTCGGTTATGATACATCCGGCTCATGCTAGAGAATTTTTTATATGTGACGATTGCCTTGCGAACAGAAGCAAGGGTAGAATATAAGGAGATTATTTTGCAAACTATAAAATTTAAAAAAACCAGCCCCAACGCTAAAACACCAACAAAAGCTAACGAGTCTGATGCTGGGTACGATTTGTATTCTCTGAACTCTGTGAATCTAAGGCCAGGAGAACGGCAACTTGTGCCCACTGGAATAGCTCTAGAAATGCCTAGAAAAAATATGGTTGGACTTATTTGGCCGCGATCAAGCCTTTCAGCAAAATACGGAATAGATGTTTTGGCTGGTGTTATAGACTCTGGATACACCGGAGAAATAATGGTTTGTCTTTTAAACACATCCACGATGGAAGTTTCTTTTGCAGAAGAAACAAAAATCGCCCAAATTATTTTTCAAGAACACTTGACTTTTGATTTTCAAGAAGTAGAATCTTTAGGAACTACAGATCGAGGAGCAAAAGGTTTCGGGAGTTCAGATGCAACATAAAGATTTAAACAGTCTAATACCAATTGATGACTTGTATTGGGACGAAATCAGTAAACAATACACTGTTTTTTCAGACGAGCAATTAGAAAGACTATGTATAATGGGTGTAGAGCAAGGCTTAAACACAGAAGAACTGCATCTCGCTATAAATACTTTCGTACAGTGGAAGGTAAATTCTAAAATATTAGAAAGAATTTTTGAAGGACAACTTTATTTTAAGGTAGAGAATAACGAAGTAGTGATAGGCTATGAATAACGACCCAGAAAAAATTGAAAAACGCATTCGTCAAACTCAGCAAAGAATCAACGAACTAACAGAAAAAGCCAGCGGAGAAACCTCCCCAA